TGTTATGCTTAGAATGAAACGCTTTATGTTCTTTCCAGTCCATTATTTCTAAATTTTCAGGAGAATTGTCGGCTCCATTAAAATTTTTATGATGAACAACTTCATTTTTTTCTAATTTTCTATTAAACTGTTCAGCCACAATCTTATGCTCCGATTGCCACCCTTTACTGAAGTTATATAGTCGGCGATATCGTTTAAATCCATGATTTTTATATCCATATTCAAATTGATAGAATGGCATGACCGATTCTCCAACTTTTAATTCCTTGACTAACTTATATTCTCCATTTCTCATCATAAATGGATGACGTTCACTACCAATAACAAACTGTCCATTGTCAAATGTAACCTTCCACCCCTCACGAGGACCCTTTAATCTAGGATGAAATGCTTTCCCAATCTTTATTGATTTAGAAACGTGGTCATACGAGAATACGTTAAATCTCTCTTGGGGCTTATCTTTATATTTTTCCGTTAATTCTTTAATTGTTGGTTTAGACCCATCAGGTAATGGAATTATAGTATCGGGACCTACACAATCATAATCACGAAACAAATCCATTCTTGCCGCTTGATATGATAATGTAAAGTCACGGGTATATGCATTATATGCCGTGGAACGAATTCTATTAAATCTATCTCGTAAAGAATTCCTATCCGTTGCCATTTGAGAATGGTCGGTATCCTTAACTAATAACTTTTTCCCACCGACATTACGAACAATCGTATCTGATGAAAATAACGTCTTTAATCTTGCATATAATGACTGTTTCTTAATATCAAGAATATCATCGCTCATCTGTTGGTTTGTATTTAATGCCATATTATAATAAATATATTGTTTTTGTTGATTAATTGCTATTTCTTTTAACCTAAGAGCCACCGCAATGATTCCATATTAGTTCCGTCTAACGGTCGATTTGGCAATTTTCCAGTTGACATTTCCCACGACTGTTGGGCAGTATTTCTTGCTTGTGCTTTAAATACGGGAGTAGTATCCAGCTTGGTTTTATTTATATGTGATAATGACGCTTTTGTTAAATCAATTCCTTGTTGTCTTAATTTGAGTGCGGTATCACGTATCCAAAGTCCAATACATAAACTTATAATTAAATCGTCATTATACCCTTGCATGGCTTGTGGCTTAAAATTTTTCCAAATAAACGTTTCCATTTCAGCCAACGTTCTACTAGACCGTATCTTTAATTCTCATTCATATATTTGATAAAATTATCAATAATAATTGGACGAGTTTTCATGGTAGTTGAAAATCCGGGAGTTGCCTTTTTTTCCTCCGAATAAAAATTATTGGATACTTGAGTTTCGGGGTCTACGTATTTTAAATCCTTCGTCATATAAAACAAGTTCGGATAATCTCTATCTATTACTTGTTGAATAACTGCCCAGCCTGTATTTTCTCGTTCAATTACCAATAATGCGTTATTGTAATAATTTCCCAACGAACATAACAAATTTCCATATTCTTTAGTTGATATTTGACCCTTATATTCAGCACATTGTTCCAATGTAACAGCATCTAAGACATGACATGCCTGATAATCTCCACCGTCCCCACGGCTTGTATCTGCTGATATTATATATGTATTATTATAGTCTGGATATTGCCAAATCCAAAGTGCTCTATCCAATTCACGACACTCAACTGGTTCTGTCTTATATGTTTCTTTATAAAAATCAATAGTTTCTAAATTAATCACATTATTTCCAGAAGCCAAGAAATCCGTGTCACACTCCTGTCCGGCTAATGCTGCTCCCAATTCTTTAGTTTGAGCGTCTCTCCATGTTTGAGTTCTTTCCGGATGCAAGTCCCACTTTAATCGGATTGAATTAAAACTATTGGTCTTATTTTCGGCGTCAACCCACATTTTATGAAACCAATTACCAATTCCATTTGGAGTCGATAATAATACCGCATTACCACCCGTTGACAACGTGCTCCATGAAGATGCCCAAATATCAGAAATTCCATCGATAAATCCCGCCTCATCTATTATCAATAAATATACTGCCATAGAACGTCCAGCATCGCCACTTGATGATACGGCTCGGATGTTTGACCCATTTTTGAATTTTAAAGATAGTTTATTGTCTTCTTCACATTGTATTTTCAACCATGATGGCAAGTGGTCATTAGCAAATCTTACTTTAGATATTAATTCTTTAGATGTTGCCTCTTTGATTGAAATGATAAGAATATTTTTATCACTATTAAATATCATTATCCATAATGCATATGCCGCCACCAACGTTGAAATCCCCATCTGTCTTGATTTTAAAATAATATTAAATTTATTATCCGCTAATTGTTGTAAAGTATCTTCCTGAAATGGGAATAAGTTAAAATTTATCGTCCCTTTTAATTGATGTTGAATTTTAATATACTTCTTCATGAAATATATGGGAGATGCGGCACATTTCTTGTATTCTGATATTAAAAGTTCCTTCTGGGTCAATTGTTTTTTAGGTTCTGGTATCATATATTAATAAAATTTTATTTTGAATGGTAAATAGTTGTTTTCTTTGCTATATTTAATAGCAGCATTTGCCTTAGCTTTTGCGGTTCCATTTTTTAGCTCTTCATACCACCATTTATGTTTACTCTTAACTTCAACCAACCTCCAACCGGCAAGTTCTTTAATTTTAAAATCACAGAAATATCTTCTATTTTTTCCATTAAAATAAAAATGTATTTTATCTCCCTGTTCGATATTAATATTTTTCAACTCACATTCCTCAATAAACTTTAATTCTGGCTTGGTTTGGTAATGTAATTTAGTTCCAAATTTTGTAGTATATTGTTTATATTTATATCTTCCTTTATACATTGCCGATTTTCTAAATGTATCAGACTGAAATTTATATTCTACCCCGTAATGTTCCATATTATACTTCTTTATTTTTTCTTGGATTGTTGAAGAATTTAAGTGATGTTTACATCCATAAGTTTCGAGCGCAAATTCAGTCATTTGTTGTTTGAAATTTGGAGTTTTTGAATAGTTGTCAACTCCATATTTTTCAAGGATAGTATTTGTAGTTTTATTTCGTATTACCTTAGACTTTTGGGGATTGTCAACACCATATCTTTTTAATGATGTAATTTTAGATTTTGATTTGTTATTTTCGCTTTGGAAACCATATTCCGTTCCATATTTTTCTATATTTGTATTCTTTATTTTATCTTGACATTCCTTAGATTTCACAGTGTTAGAAATCTTGGCTATAAATTCTGGGTCATTATTAGCACACGTATTTGAGCAGTATTTACAATATCCAACTGTAAACGATTTAAATCTAGTTGACTTATTGCAAATCTTACACACTCCTTCACCATCTTTCTTATAAAATTTATCATAATACTTGTCGGATGATATGTGATGAGCGTGAAACGCATGTTTCGTCTCACTTTTACATTCACTTCCACATATCTTACAATTATTACTCATATTACATTCAATTTAAATTCTTTACACTTCTCTACATATAACTTTTTACTTTCTTGTTTCATTTTTGATGCTTGGGTTATTAATTTCTTAATTTTTTTCAAATCCACTTTAGCATCTTCAAGAATTAGGTCTCGATTAGTATTGACCCACACGGCATCATTTCCTATACCATTTTCGCATGGCAAAGTAACATCGCCCGCAGTTTTTGGATTTTCTATGAAAAATTTAATTAAATCTTTTACCTTTTCTTTTTTATCTTTTAAGTCTCCCAGTGCATATGATGATAATTTATATTTTTCATAGACATCATACGCCCCCACAATTCTTAGATTGGTTTCATAATTGATTAAACAATTTTCACATAGTCCGGTTCGGTTGTAAAAATATTCGTCTTTTTTACTTCCCCATGCAATATTCTGTCCACATTTACAAATTCGCTTTAAACATTCCCGTATTACATCACCTTGAGATTTGGTAAGTTTAATAATTTTTCCATTTTCTTTTTTATACTTGATACCTTGCAATTCAAATTCTTCTCCGTCTTGCCTATACTTCTCTTTTTCTGTAATATGGTTGGATACTCTAATATCGGTCTTTTGTCCCGACATCCATAATTTTATAGTATCTAGATTCGAATGATTTTTATTTAATTTTATAGCCATAATTATTTATTTTTTATTTTCTTCCAATCTTTAAGATTTTCCGCTTTCCATAGAAGGTATGATTTTTTTAGATGATAGTAACAATCCTCCGGCACAAGTATAGAAAAATATTTCCAACCATTCTTTTCTTTGGTTTTTCTATATTCCGATTGATATTCTTTATTGTCCATCATATATAAGTATTGATAACTTTAGTGAAAAATCATAAAATATCACTAAATAATTATTTATAGGTGGGGAATAAATAATATTATTATATTTATATACATCATGATTAGTCTCAAGAAATTATTAGACGAAGGTATAAGATATGTTGGTAGTTCCAACATGTTATATTTTGATTTTTTCGATGATGCCGGATTTTATACTAGTAATATAGTAAATTTAAAATATAATAATAGAAATTTAAAGTTATACAATATTAAAGGAATAAAAATATTTTATGGATATTATTTTAATAGAAATTTTAAGCCAAAAACTCCAAAATTCGGAAAAGAACGAAATGATACTCAAAGTATAAATGATGCAAAGTTATTC